GGCGGCTTTGTCCAGCAATACAGATAGAACGCCTCTCCGGCCTTGCCGTAGTTGGATACTTCACACTCCTTGGTAGCACCCAGAAGCTCAAGCCACCTATGGGCTACGTCGTGGCTGGCGATGCTCCGGCATTCAAGCCTATGCCATCCAGCTTCGTCTAGGCATGGAAAGAATACCTTCCTTGCGAACCGATGCACGGATAGGGATATCTCGTCGAAACGATCCGTGGCGAACATCCAGATAGACCAGACTCCGTTCCACATAGGCATCGCCCCGCAACACACCACAGGTTCTCCGTCGTCCGCGTGTAGGACGTAGCCGCATCCTCCGATTCGTAGGATGCTGTTGCCAAAAGTCCAAGGGTCGTCCGACCATTGGGTGGCATACACCTCCACCTTGTCCTTCGCCCTCATGTTGTGAACCACATGCTGCACCCCTTCGGGATACAGTTCAGTCACTTTCATTGAAGTCGAAGTGGGTGATAAGGTTGGCGATCCGAGCGTAGCCGGCAGACTGGTTGACCATACGGACGCCGACATGCGTTCCCATTCCGGATGCCTGGATACGGCCAAGGGTAAAGGTGGGCTGGCTGACCGTGGCGACCAAGTCGCGAGCGTTGGGGGAAATAGGATCCATACCAATCTCAACTGCCCACTCGCCCTCGCAAGTCATGTCCAGACCCATAAGGGTCTTCATGTGCGCTGGCTTGCCGCCGTCGAGATAAGGCAGGATGACTTCGACTTCGTCGTTGTCATAGGCGTTTCCGTCCAAACCGCCGTACAGGTACACAATGTTTCCTTCCTTGGCGTACACCTTTCCGTCCTTGGTCGTGAAGTCCGTAAAGGTATGTCCAGGTTCGTAGGTTGACCAGGCAGCAACTTGGCTGCTTGGGAAGTAAGAGTAGACGTAGATCTTGTTGCCGATGGCGACCCAGTAGCGTCCGTCGATAGGTTCGATGACAGCAGGGCAGGAAGCCTTCTGGTCGAAGGTCATGTCGCTGATTTCAGCCAAGATGAGGTTGTCGATTGGCGTACCAACGTCATTTACAACGGCTGCGTTGGAGCTGTCTCGCGCGCGTAGGGAGCGTACGCCAGAGTCTGACAGGTAAAAGACGTCCAAGTCTCCGACAGATACTACGCTACGCGGACCAAAAGCCCCGGTGTTAGATAGCACCTGGCCTTGGCGGTTGTTGGCAGGGTCGGTGTCGATGCTCCAGATCTGAACGGTGCGACGGCTGAAGGCCGCAAGATTACCCTGGTATAGGGACACAGCCGTGATGACTTCATTGCCACCAGAGCTGTTTGACATGTTGATGAAGCCGGCGCCTACGCCGTCCTGTCCCCACTTCTTCGGGTTGTTTACACCAGAGAAGAAAAGGCTAGATCCGCTGCCTACGTGAGCCTTGGTCTTATAGGTAAGGGCAGACGTGGGAATCGTATCAGTTACGCGGGTGGCACCGAAGTACACAGGATTGGAAGAATCCAAAGCCTTGGTGGCGATGAGCGTGACGCTTTTGTTTGCGGTGAATGTAGCACCTCCGCCGATGCTGAAACGTACGCGCTTGCGTACGCCAGGTACGGCATCAGCTCCGCCTGTGAATGAAGAGTATCCGGAAGCACCAATGTTTCCAATGACCTTCAGTTCGATGACTCGTCCGTTCTGGTCCGCACCTGTGTTGACGGAAGTCAGCGTGATCTTGTCGTTCGCGTAAGAAGCGGTATATTCCGGAGAGGAATTAAAGGTGTTAATCTGGTTCACGATGTTGGTCATCGTGATGGAGTGAGAACCAGTCCACTTCATCGGAGAACCAAGTACATCTACGCCATCGACCAGAACCTGTCTGACGGCGTTAGTGACACCGCCGGCCATTGATGCGAACTTTGCCGTCCATCGGCCGGACACAAATCCACTCGGAGCAATCGTGCTGACATCAATCAACTGGCTGATGCCAGGCACCAAAGAAGGGTCGGCTGCGAATTCAATTTCGATGTCCTTGCCATTGTTCGCGGCATGATCGTCAAAGTATTCTCCGCTGGTATTCGGGACGAACAGTTGGATGTATCCGATGGGAGGCTGTCTGCGGGGATACGCATATGTGGCAATCGAAGCCCCGACAGGAGTATTGGGCAATCCGTCCCGGTTGCGCTTAAAATTAGTAAGGTAGTAATTGATTCTATCAACCAGCCCTGTGGACGTGTTGGCGAAGCCTGTGGCGTCGAATCCGGTCCAGCCGCCAGGTTCGTCGATGCCTTCCTGCTCATCGAAGTAGATGTTCATGATCTTCGCAGCACCAAGCGCGCCGACATACTGAAGCGCGCGGGTAGCACCGGCAGGAGTGCCGAGCGTACCAGTTACGATAGAGAAACCACCGGAAGCCTTCTTGGCCGCCGTCCCTGCCTTGAATTCCGTAATCGTGGAAGTCGATACGGATACGCCTACTTCAGTCGTAAACGACGGAGTAAAGTCAACGTCAGCCGGGGCAATCAGATCGACCCAACTATTGCCGCCATAAAGAATGTTAGAGTTGTCGGAATCCCATCCAGTCGTGGTTAGTCCGTAACTGCCACCACGGATCTGCCAAGCCAAGGTAGCACAAAAGACATCCCAAGGGTTGGAAGCCGCCGTCATCCAGTCGCGCGTCTTTCCGACATAGAAGTCAGAAAGAAACTCTCCGTCAAAGTATGGGATAACCTCTCCGGTACTCCACTTTGCAAGGACAAAGGTCTTACCTCCGTAAAGAGTGCTATAGACGATGCCTTCTAGCGTAGGACGCTCGATAGGAATAGACCAAAGCGTCACGCTTGGGTGAGATAGGTATCTTACGAACAGTCCATTACTACCAAGCGGAAGTTCATTTGATGTGGTGTTGGATGCCCATCCGTCCGTGAACGTGTAGATCTTGTCAGCCGTAGCCTGTAGTCCGTGAAGCGGACGATTGAAGATGTGGGCGTTGAGAGGGTTGATTGCCTCGAAAGTCTTACGCTTTTCAATCTCACCGCCACGCGAGACGTGGGCGTTCTTCAAAGTCTGGAGCGTACCTGGGCGAGCCGTGAGGGGATGCCTCCGCGTGTCGAGGCCGGCTGAAAAGTTCTCGACGACGATATATGCCATAAATTAAACCCGATTGCTGGGAAGGATACGCGCTCCGTTGAGGAAGCTGCCTGTCTCGACAGGAAGACCGCCACCCATCACGAAGACATCGTTCTTGATGCCGCTACCCTTGAGCTTGGTGAAAAGTTCGGTGGCCGCACTCATCTTGCCCTGGGCATCGTCGGACTTCGCCCGAGCAAGCATTTCAGCCGCCGCGAACAGGACGATCAGATTGTCATCAAGCAAGGCAACGTCGGAGTCGTTGACCATCTTCGGCAGTCGCTTGATGGCCTTGAACCGGACAACGCACTCGTTGCTGGAAGGGGTGGGCCAGACTTCAAACTGGTTGCCCTCGTAATGACGCCAGCGGGTGGGAGGGTCTTCCTTGTCGCCGTCGGCGATGTCGGATGAGTTGTACTGCTCCGTGCCGATGCCATAGTCCAGCTTGCGCCAACTGTCAGAGTACTTGACGTGGGCTTCCGTGATCCTACCGAAGTCGATCTCGGGGTCGAATCCGTAGTAGCGAGAGCCGTTTACCATTTGCTCGTCTCGCTCGATATATGCGAACGGCCAGTCGAACTTTTCCCACAGCCAAGATTGGGTGCGATTAAGGATCTGCTTCAACGCAGGCAGGGAGTTGACTCCCATCGCCACGTTGGTCGAAGCACCGATCTCCGCCCGGAGGGCATCGACCAGCGCGGAGAGCTGGGTGCCGCGAGCCATCGGTTACTTCTTCTTGGAGGTTTCTTCCGGCACTTCGACGCCGACTTCGGCGAGGGTGGTAGGAAGCTTGGAGGTCACGCCAGGGAAAAGCTTGGCGATGACTTCGTCTTTGTAGAAACGACCAAGGCGATCACGCTCAACGGCCTGTTCGACCTGGCCGACGCGGGACTTCTTGATGTTGACGACAGCATCATGGCCGTGGATGGCTTTGATGACTGCGATTTCTGGGGCGGAGGCTTCCTTGATAACGGTGTTTTCAAGAGAACCAGCGAGTCGGATTTCGATGTTGGCGTATTCCATCCCTACATCGTGCCACGGCTTGACGATCTTGCAAGCAAAAGGGGGTGGCCTCCGTTAGGAAACCACCCCCGAGGGGAGTCTACAGATTACCGATTAGACGACTTCGTACACGGCAGAGCCGGTGAAGTGCTTGGCGGTCAGACCACCGGTCCAGGTCATGGCGCGGTACAGGACGTACTGGTCATGGGGACGGGCCGGGTTGTGCTGCTTCTTGTCTTCACCATCCATCACCATGAGGTTGATGTTGTTGGTGTCGATGAAGTAGGCACGATTCGTGTAACCCAGGTCATCGAGGGTCGGGTCGTACTGGAACTCACCGATACCCTGCATGGTGATGCCGGACAGACCGATGTCGGTGTTGCCCTTGGCAAAGCCCTGCTGGGTGTAGGTACCCTTGCTGGTGATCTCAAGGTCAAGCTTCTCAAGGAAGCCAGAACCACAGAGGACGAGCGTGGGCTTGCCACCGAAGCGGGTCAGCTGGCGGACTTCCTTGCGGAGGAACTCGCTGATCTTCTGCTGGCCGGAGACGTAGGTGATCGCGTTAGCGCCGACGGCGGCGCGGTTGCGCCACTTGGCGTTGGTAGCGCGGTCGATACCGCCGACGGTGCCGGTGGTGGGGTCGTCCGTGATGAGGGAGGTGATGCCGGCGACCTTCTTCGGGTCAGCCAGGCCGTTGGACCAGAGCATCTCGTTGAACGAGCGCGCCCAGCCTTCAGCCATGTCCTTGAGCTTTTCGTCGAGGATGCCGGTGAGGACCGTGAGGTCGCGTTCCGAGTGCTTGGAGGTGGAGGCACCGGTGGTGGAATCCGTGACGGAAAGGCCATCGTGCTTCAGCTCGGTGAGCGTCAGCGAGATGCCGGCATGGATTTCCTTCCACTGGTAGTTAGCGCGCTTCGTATTGGCCGGGTTGGCGTACGAGACGGTGTCGTTGTGGGTGAAGCCAGCGATCGAGGTCGTGTAGTCAAACACGACAGGGATGCTGATGTTACCCTTACCACCGGGGAAAGTCTTCTGCTTGCTGGTGAGAGCCTTGAGCAGCGGCTTTTCCTGGATGTTCTGGGCGAAGGCCGGACCCTTGATGTAGTAATCGAGGGCCGACGCGGCGATGTTAGCGAGTTCGGCGTTAGAGAAGGCCATAGTTTTTTATAGGTTTAGCGGGTTTGCATTGCGCCGAGACGCACCGCCTCCAGGAGGCTGCGCGGCTGGGCCGTTGCGTGGGCGGACGACGTGGAGCTTGATACATGATTTACAGGTCTGCGCTGGGGTGCGAATCGGGAAAGCCGCTCCTTGATAGTGGAGTGGGCGCGCTCGACGAGCGCAAGAGCCTCCTCCGGAGTCGTCGGCTTTTCCGCCTGCAACATCAGTTTGACCTGGTCGATGACCATCTCCTGTTTGGCGGACCAATCGGGATCCTTGACCCTCATCTGCTGTTCCCAACCAACCACCGCAGAATGGATGTTGCCGCGAGACTGTTGTTCCCGCTGCTGCATCGCATTCGCCTGTTGCTGCTGATAAAGACCCTGCTGTGCTTTGAGCATGGCAAGTTCCTTCGCGCTTTCTTCATCGACGTAACCCTCTTCGACCTTTTTCTGGATATCCGGGGGTAGCGTCGCTCCGACGAAAGCATCGAGCCGCGACTTGTATTCGCTGATCCTCTTGTGGGCTTCGACCGGGTTGGTCTTCATTAGGGCCATGATCTGGAACCCTTCTGCGACTTCATCGGTGGACAACCCATTCGCGGACATGAAGGTAGTGACCTTTCGGAATTCTTCCGATTCGGCGCGGTATGCATCACGCTCCGTGATCATCTCCTTCCAGCGAGGGTGGTTGTGGAACGGCAGTTTCTTGTCAGCTTCCGGAGAGGATTTGCCCTTCGCTGTGTCGTCCAGACTAGGCGTAGAGTTTCCTTCTCCATCGGCGGATTTGCCGTTGGTTTCCACGGTGGACGATTCCGCGTCAGCCGATCCCTGCGCCGCGCGTTTGACGGCGTCGAGCAGGGATTTAGGCTTCTTGTTAGCGTCCTGGTCGCCCGACTCCGACGAGGTAGTCTGGCTGGTTTCTTTAGCGTCGGCCGCTACCGGAGCAGTTTCCTGTTCCGGAGTGGAAATGGGTTCTGGCGCGGGAGCGTTGTCCTGCGTTTCGAGGGCGTCGGTTGGCTCGGTTGGATCGGGCATGAGATTACTATACGCTACGATTTATCTTAAATCAAGCGTTGGGGTACTGGACGCCTTGCGAGCGGATGTCCGCCGGCGAGGGAGGAGCGGTCGGTCCGTCCGCACCAGGCGCGCCGGGAGCGGGAGCGACGTTGGTCGCACCGGCGGCACCCTGCATGTTCGGGTCGGAAGCAGGATCGCCTTGGGCGAGCTGCTTCTGGGCGTTCATGGCTACGATGGACGGCAAGGCCGCACGGATCGCGTCCGTGATGTCCATGCCATCGTCCATACGCTTGAGGGCTTCCTTCGCCATGAATTCGGGATTCATGCCGGGGATCTGGAGCAGGATTGGGGCGATACGCTCAAAGTTCTGGATTTGGATGGCCTTGTTCGGGCGTCCATTGGAGCCAGCCTCGACCTCAAGCATCAGTTCCTGGGCTACTTCAGCGGCGGTCAGTTGAGGCCAGACGGCACCTGGGCCGGCAATCTTCATCACCGACTGCTGATCCATCTGGACGAGCAGGACTTGGCCTGTGGCTCGGGCTAGTTCACCAAGGAAGTCCTCAAGGTCGTCAACATTGGACGACAGGCTGGACATACGGCTGCCTTCGGCAACGGACACTTCGGTGGCCGTAG